GATTCGAGATCGACAGCGGGCCATAGCCCACATCGAATAGCATCCGGATGTATTGCTGCTCGCCCCAATAAAGCTCGGTGTAAGGTTGCGACGCGATCGCCGGGTAAAAGTTGACCCGCCGGCCGTAGACGCGAATGAACGGCGCATACAGCCGCGCCTCGTTGCGGATCCCCTGCACAGAGAACCGAGCCTGCAGTTGCTCGGTGTCGCGCTGCAGGCTGCGCTGCCGGGGTGCCGGTGCCAAGGCCGAGGTCAACAGCGCGGTCGTCAGCCCGATGCCCGCTTGAATCAAGCCGATCTGTAGCGCCGTCAGGGACAAGGTCGCGGCCCAGCTCGAAGCGGCGAACCCGGCGACGGCAATCGACAGCGAGATAGGATCGGCCGCCATCACGCGCACGACGACGGTGGTATCGGGTTTAGGGCGCGTGTGTTTCCACTGGGACTTAGGCACCAGCCGATCAGACAGCGCCACGGCCGCAGTGCGCCAGTGCTTCAGCGGGCGGCCGGTGGCATCTGCCGCGGCGACGACGAGATCCTCGACCGTAGCCCCGTCCGCGACGGTGAGCACTTGGTGCGTGGTCTTCAGCGGGTGCGGGGCGGCGACGACGGTGATCATCGGCGCCAGAACCCGGCGACGCGCCGCGCCCACAGCGGCGAGCGGTAGGACTCGACGCAACTGTCGGTGGCGGCCCGCGCGTGCAGGAACCGGCCCTGCTCGATGACCACCCCGAGATGCGACTCAGCGCCGGCCATCCTGAACAGGACAACATCACCGCGGTGTTCCTTGCCGGGCTCGATCTTGGTCCACTCCTGGGACTCGCCCGCCACGATCGCCGCGATGTGTCGACGCTCGTCGAGCGTGAGCTCGCGCCCGTACCGATCGCCGAACGACGGCAGCTCGAGGCCGCGCTGCTCGAGCAGGTAGAGCCGGACCAGCCCCCAGCAGTCGAGTCCGTGGCGATCGGTCCCGTGCAGCCGGAACGGGATCCCGACGTAGCGCGAGGCGCTCATCGGTCGACCGCCTGACCGAGGCCGGGGTTCGTCGTAGGCGTGACCAGGTCGGACGGGAACGGCTCCGACATGATCGCCTCACTGCCGAGTTCGATAATCATGGTCTGCGCGTCGTACCGGATCGAGCGCGACTCGTAGACGAACGGGCCGGCCTCAATGGTGTCGGGATCTTCTGCCCGGATGATTTCGGCGGTGACCGTAAACGGGGAGGAGATCGAGCGCACGGCGGCGGTGAACGCCTGCGTGACGTTGTCGAGGGACAGCTCGAGCGCCGGCAGCTCGCCGTCCGTTTCACCCGGCAGGATCGGCGGGAAGCGCCAGGCGGTGAAGGTCTCGCCGTCGCTGACGATGTCTTCGCTGTTGTTCGTGAGCCGGATCGGCGTCACCAGATCGGGGTGCGCGATCGTGAGGAGCTGTAACCAGACTTCGTCGGTCTGCGGCGCGTAAAGCGAGTCGCGCCCGTCGTTTGATAGCGCGCGGCTCACGGGAGTTTTTCCAGCGCGAAGGACGTCCGCCAGAAACCACCGCCCAGCGGGCGGTACTCAGGCCGGGAGCGGAAGCGCAAGACCGCCGCGGCGAGTGTGCGCGGGTCGACCCAGTCGAACGCATCCACGGCCCCGAGCGTGGAGTCGTAGAACGTGTCGAGCGTGGTGACCTGGTCGGGCGTCAGCACGAGACTCACCTGATAGACCTTGATCTCGGCGGTGTAGCGGCGGCGCACCTTGGCCGGCCCGAATTCCATTTCGGAGCGGATGACGTTTGAGTCGGCCGATTCGGCGAAATCCGAGAGCAGCACCCGTTGCGGCAGGGTCGCCGGCCAGACGGCCATCAGCGGGCCACCAGCGGCGGACGCACACCGAGCGGCGTCAACATGCCGCGCGAGGCGGCACGACTGACGGATGAGCCGACGAACACGTCGATGCCCCGGGTGCCGTTGTCTTCAGTGCGCACAGGTTCGTTGCCGTAGTTGTAGACGTTCACGGTCGAGCCCCCTGTCCCGTTCGGCACCACGGTCCCGGCGGTGCCTGGAATCAAGAGTTCGGGCCCGCGCTCGCCGACGACGTAGGCGCGGCCGGCCGACACCGGGCCGCCGTTGGCGCGGAAACCGCCGAAGATCGACGAGAAAAAGCCGCCGATGCCGCCGCCGCCGGTGCCGGTCTTGAAAATGTTGCTCGCGAACTCCGCCAGCGGATCGGTCACGGTCTGCCGCAACAGCAGCCGCGCGATGTCCTGCCCGAGGCCGGCGAGGACGTCGGACAGGGAGCCGGCCGAGAAGATGGCCTCCTCGAATGCCGAGGAGAATGTCGCGCCCAGATCGGCGAAGGTGGTCCGGGCGCGCTCGCCGTTTTCGTCGAGCTTGCTGACGGTGGTGTCGAGTTCGTTGAACACTTCGATCGCCTTCCGGCCGTACTCCTCGGAGTCGGCGCCGAACACGCGCGAGAACTCCTGCAGCTCGCGCGTCGCGCGCTCCCGCGGTGTCGCGATGGACTCGCGCAGGGAGTCGAGGCGCGCGCGCGACTGCTCGACCTCGCCCTGAAAGGCCCGCTCCCGATCGCGCGCGTAGTCCTGCAGGTAGTCGCGCACCGAGTCGGTCTCGCGCTGCAGGGCATCGGCCACGCGCTGAGCTTCGCGGGAGGCTTTCTCAGCGGCCTTGGCGGCGGCTTCCGGATCGCCCTGCGCGTCGATGCCCGCGCTCGTGATCGTGCCGAGGATCGCGGCACGCCCTGCCGAGACGTCGGTTTCCTCGCGGCCGGTGCGGGCGGCGTTGCGGCGGACCCGCAATTTTTCCTCGAGGCCGTCGATGGTGTCGGCGGCCTGGTCGGCCTGCTGCCGGAAGCGATCCGAGTTGAACAGGCCCGCTTTGAAGGTCTCGAATTTGAGATTGAAGCGCTCGAGCTTCAGCGCGGTCTCGGTCAGGAAGGTGTCGAAGGTTTTGCCGAGGCCGCTGAGCGCCGGCGCGACTTGGGGCACACCGGTCGCGATGGCGTTGAACAGCGTCGTCAGGGCGGGCGCGAGCGCGGTCGCGACGGCTTTGCCGGCGGCCTGCGAGGCAAGGTTGAGTTCGCCGATGGAATCATTCAGCGCGTCGAACTTGTCGGCCTGGTCGCGGGTGATGGTGCCGTTTAGTTCGACGAAGCGATCGACCAGCCGGCCGATGCCGTCTTCGCCCTCGAGGATGAGCGGCGCGAGTTCCTTGAACTGTTTCCCGAACAGGGCAGCACCGGCCGCCGCGCGCTGGCTCGGGTTGTCGACGGCAGCGAGGGCGGCGCCGATCTGGCCGATCTGAGACGCCAGGTCGACGCGCGCGAGCTCGTCGGCGGAGAGCTTGAGCAGGTCGAGCGCCTGCGCGGCTTTGGCGCCCTGCCCGTTCGCGATCTCGACGAGGTTCTTCGAGAGCCGCTGCGCGGCCGAGGAGATGGTATCGATCGACGTGCCCGACTGGCCCGCCGCGAAATTGAGGAACGAAAGTTGCTCGACCGACTGGCCGGTAGCGAAGGACAGATCGCGCAGCTTGTCGCCGAGGTCGATGACCTCGCGCGCAGCGCCCGCGATCGACGTGAGCGACAGGCCCGCGCCGATGCCGGCGAGGGCGGCCGTCGCAAAGGAGGCCGCGCGCTTGATGCCGCTCGACGCCCGGTCGACCACGGACACGGCGCGCGCCATGTCGGTCTGCAGTTTGCCGACGTTGGCGCCGAGTTCGACGACCAGCGAGCCGAGTGTTGCCACGGGTTACCCTTTGAGCGTGTCGATCAGATCCGAGAACGTGGTCGGCTTGACGGGCTCGGCGTTTCGGCGGCCCGGCAGAAAATCAGACGGCGTGAACGGGGGCGTGTCCTTGCCCCGGTTGACGTTGCACAGGATGGCGCACACTTGGGCCAGCATCGCGACCACGGCCCGCGAGCCCCACGGCTCGCGCTGGTAGTCGTCAAGGTGCCCGAGATACTCCTGCGCCGACATCGTGGCGCCCAGCTCGTCCACCGTGCGCCCCAGGTCACGCGCCAGAAAGCGCGCGAACGTCAGCCCGTCGGTGTCGTTTTTTTTTCGAGGCCGGTGAGCTTGATCACGACCTCGTAAAGCTGCAGCGATTCAGCGAGGCACGACGCCCCCCAGGCCTGCCACTCGTCGAGACTCAGCAGCG